GGATCGAGCAGCAGCAAGCAGATCTGAAGTTGGGAAGGGGGCGGGTCTGGTGGGTGGAAAAGTCGACCGAGTCGTAGGGTTTCCCTTTGACTCCTGCTATACTGGCGGACGTGCTTGCAAGAGGAGGATTTCCCTATGTCGCTGGCCAGTGCCTCCGAAGTGCTGACTCTGCTCAACATCTCCTCTGCGTCTGCCTGGCAGCAGCAGGTGGTGGATGCGGCGTTGATATCCGCCGAGGCTGCTGTGATCTCCTTCCTGGGGTACGATCCGGAGTACAAGCAAACCACGGAGTTCTATCCGCAAGCCGATAGCGTCAGTGGGGCTGCAGTGTGGGACATTGAGGGCGATCAAGCAGTACTCCTTCAGTCCCTGACCACGGCGAATCTCCTCCAGCTTCGTAGGCTTCCGGTGCGGCAGATAACAGATCTCCGAGTGGATCGGGATGGACGGTTCGGGCAGAGGAGCGGATCGTTTGGTCCATCGACCGTTTGGACTGAGGGGGAGGACTTTTGGATTGAGGGCACCGGGTTTGACGGCTCGAACAAGATATACTCCAGGAGCGGACTACTCCGGGCGGCAGGTTCTTGGCCTACCACTCCTGGGAGCATCAAGGTCACCTACTGGGCGGGGTATCTCGAGACGGAGTTGGCAGGCACGGACCCGGTGATCGATGCTTCGGCGATCCGGAAGGTGGTGGTTGAGGAGGCGGCTCGGCGAGCCAGGAGAGTGTTTGCCAACAGTAAGGGACAAGCGGGTCCTTTGATCTCCGAACGGCTGGGGGATTATGGTTACTCCATCGAGGCGAGTTCTGCGAAGGCTCAATTTGGAGTTCAGTCTCCACTGACCCCAGAGTCCCAGCAATTGCTGGGTCCCTTCGTGAATCTGGCCGTCCATATAGGACTGTGAGGCATGACTGTCCTCGATAGGCTACCGCACCAGGCTACGGCTAAGAGGCGGTCCCTGACTCAGGACCCATACGGAGGGACCTCCAGTCATTGGGAGGTGCTGTGGACGAAGGAGTGCTGGCTGCAGCCGGTGTCGGCCAAGGAGACCAACGAGTACGATAAACGAGGAGTGGTTGTGGAGGCGAAGGTCTACTTTGCTGAGGACCCGGGGCTTACGGAGCAGGACGTGTTGGAAATAGGAGGCAAGAGTTACGAAGTGGTGGCGGTCAGCGATCCGGACAGGTCGGTGGGGATGGGCTTGGTGTGGAGAGTAATGGTGGTGAGGACGACGACCGGCTCGACTCCGGAAGGGGGAACGTGATGAGGGTCACGTGTGAAGGAGCGGATCACTTTACCTTACTCCTCGAGGATGGGGAGGTTTTAGGAGGCAGGGTGCATTACACCGTCGTTCGGGAGCCCTACGAGGGGAGCGAGGTTAATGGAAAGCCCACAGCGTGGGAGGTGTACGTGAAATTGACTGCGGCAATGGAGTTGCCGGACGGGACGGAGCAATTGGTAGAGGCGGTGGTTCCCTGTGGGATTGTCAGGATCAGTCAGCCGGAGGAGAGACTGGGAGAGGAAGTAGCCGAGCGGACTCTGGACTACGTCTGTCAGTGGTGTGAGAGCAAAGGACTCAAATTCAGACCTGGAGTGCTTCATGTTGCGTGATTTTGTGGGTCGTTTGTTTGGGTGGCTGGCTGCTCCCATCGTAAAGCGGGATGTTTGGTTGCTGGATCGGCATCTCCGTAAGTTGGAGAGGGAGCAGCGAGAGGCACTGAGTCAGTTGGAAGAGTCAGAGAGGGAGTTGCGTCAGGCGGAGGGTAGGTTCGAGGAGGCAAGGCTCCGGTTGCAGAACACCATCGAGGAGGTGAGGAAGTTGCAAGAGAAATACGACAGGGAGGTTGTCATGCTGAGGGAGCGGATTGAGGTGTTGGAGGATGTGGTGATCCCGACCTTGGTGGCGAAACACCAGCTTATCCTTTCCAGGCTGGAGAGGCAGATCGCCGTTGAGAACCGACTGAAGGAGCCCAGCAAATGAGCGTGATCGAGAAGTCGCTGCAGCGACTACGCTCTCTGCGTGCTGTCGATGTGGTGATCGGCAGGACGGTTCGGGAAGTGCTGCAGGTGGAGGAATCCCTAGCGAACCCTCTCTCGGGCACCTTGAACTACGAGGACAAGAGAGGTTACGAGCTGTTCCGGGGCTGGCTCTACGCTGCTGTAAATGCTTTGGCCAGCGAAGGAGCCAGTCAGCCGGTTCGAGTTGGTCGGGTTACTGGGGAAGCAAGGGAGGAGGCGAAGGCCGACGCGATCACCAGGACGAAAGTACTCAATCGGTTTGGGGTGAAGTCCAGGAACAGGGACCTCGAGGTTCTGGTGGATCACCCGGCTATTGAACTGCTCGCGTCTCCGAACCGACTGCAGGATCGATGGCGGTTCGTTTACGCATTCATTGCCAATCTGAATCTGACCGGAACGAGCCCGATTGTGCTTGCTGAGAGGGACGGCTCGCTCGAGCTGTACTGTTTGCCGTCCACATGGGTGGAGCCGATCCATCGGGAGCGTCCGTTCTCCGGGTTTCTGGTGGGGGCGCCCAGCGTCCCTGCACAGAATAAGATCGCTTTGCCACCGGAGTCGGTCGTGTACGTCCAGCTCCCAGACCCGGCGAATCCGCTAGCCGGATTGTCTCCGGCTGAGACTCAGATGCGGGCCATCCGGGTGGACGAGCACATTCAGAGTAGCCAGGAGCAGTTCTTCAGAAACGGTATCTTTCCCTCCGTCATCGTGACGATTGGGACCAATCCGCACCCGGATGTTCAGCCTGGAATCCGACCTCGACTGACGGCCGAGCAGCGGAAGCAGGTTATCCAGGCGATCAAGAAGGTGATGAGTGGGGTGGCAAACTATGGGAACCCGGCCATCGTGGATGGACTCATCGAGAAGATCGAGAGGTTATCGGCTACGCAGCACGAGATCGGATGGGAGAAGAGTGAGAAGATCGTACGGAACCGTATCTTGTCTGCTTTTGGAGTGCATCCGTTCATTCTGGGCGAGCCCATGAACGTGGGTGGGTATGCCCAGGCGTACGTGATCCAGGAGCAGTTCTGTCGGAGAGTGAATACCTTTCTCGATCTGCTCTCCTCGGTTGTGACGCAGATCTGCCGTCGGGTGTACAGCGATCAATCCCTCCTCGTGTGGTGGGAGCGTTGTGAGCCCAGCGACCCGAGTCTGCAGTGGCAAAATATCCGCGAGGCTCGCAAAAACGGGGATATCTCCCGCAATGAGTTCCGGGCCATGTTGGGATTACCTCCGGACGAGACTGGAGGGGACCGACTGCGACAGTGGTCCACTGGCGACGTCACGGCTCTGCTCAATGCACTATCGCAAATGAATCAGGGCAATATCGCACCGGAGCAGTTGCAGGCGGTGTTGGAGGTGGTGTTCGATCTCGATCCGGAGGAGGCCAGGAAGCTGGTGGTCGGATCGATGGGGGAGGACCTGGGAGGAGGGAGCGATTCCGATACGAAGATACTGCACCGGCTGGCGTCAGTGCAGGTCGATGGTTTGGGAGATCGATTGGTGAAAGATGCAACGGGTTTCTAGGAAGGTCTCGTCTGTTTCTTCTCTGTTGGCCAGGCAGAAGAGGCGGAGGCTACTTACGGTCGTCCACCGCAAGCAGTTTCGGCTTGCGGTGGTTCGGTTGTATCAGTCATTGGTTCAGTTCTTTCAGGCTCAGACGAGTAGTGTGGTCCGAGAACTGATTGGACTGCACGAAAGCAAGGCGTCCAAGCCTGGTTCTGCGAAGGTGCTGACTGATCTCGTTTTCAATCCCAGGGATTGGGACGCTAGGCTGGTCGAGGTGGTGGTACCTCCTCTGGTTGCTCTGGTGGCCGAGGCGATGGTGGCTGAGTGGCAGAGCTGGGGGGTGAGAGTCCCGAAGCGGGGGATTTGGTATCTGAAGTCCACGGCTCAGGAGTGGCTGGACCGAACCGGCCGAGATCTCCCGGACTTGGGACCCATCGGGATTGCCACCGAATTCCCGGACGATATGAAGGAGAACATCCGGAGGACGGTATCCGAAACGATGCAGCAGGAGTACTGGAGGAGGATCAACGATACAACGAGGGTCCATGTGGAGAGAGTGCTCTCGCAGGGCATTCAGGACGGATGGTCCATCCCTCGTATGGCCAGGGAGGTCCGGGATAGGATGGGACCGGACTACGCGGCCCACCGTGCTCGGAACACGGCACGGACGGAGAGTGGCAACGCTTTGAATAGCGGTAGGGACTTGGCTCGAGAGGAGTTCCGGCAGCGTATACCCGCGGACCTGCGGGACCAGATCGGTAAGAGTTGGCACAGTGTTCTTGGGGATACCACTAGGGCGACCCACGCCGAGGCGGACGGCCAGTTGGCTGATAAGGAGGGCATGTTTGAGGTGGGTGGCTACCGCGTGCCTTGGCCGTCCCACCACACCCTCCCGGCCAAGGAGAGGTGCAATTGCCAATGCACTACGCTCACGGAGTTTGGGGCGTTGCTGGACGAGGACGATCTGGATGATTTCGAGGATGAGTTGGAGGCACTCGGCGGCGAAGAGGAGGAGTTGGAACCGTATAACAGTCTGGGACCGGACGAGCGGATGGAGCGGATGGAGCAATGGCTCCGGGACGATCCGGAGTTGAACGATCTAATGGACAGGGTGCTCAAGGAGGTGGATTCTGCCGAGAGGGCATTGCGGATGCGACAGGAGGCCACGGCGAGGTTCGAGGAGGTGGCAGAGCAGTTGCAGTTCCTGTTTGACTCTGGGGAGATTGATGCGGATACATTTGCTGAGAGGTTGGACGCAGCGTTCGCAGAGTACGCTAAGGAACTGGATCGATTATCCGAGTTGGCTGATGCCAAAAAGCGAATCCATCGGCTGCTGGCGGAGGAGGTATCTCAGGGAGAAAAGGCCGCGATAAGGTCGCAGATTCGCCATGCTCCAGGTGCTCAGGATATGACCAAGACCATCGAAGAGGGGCAGGAATGGTTGGAGAATTGGGTTCACCAGTCGGTTCTCAGCGAGGAGGTCGTTATTGACGTCCTTCCTAAAAAGAGATCATTTGCTCGGGGAGGGGATTACATTCTCTTTGGTGACGGCAGCGGGGTTCCTACTGTGGTCCACGAGTACGGTCATATCATCGAGAGTCAGGGGAACTTGTCTGGGTATTCTTTGGACTTCCTCCAGCTTCGTATCCGGAGGGCCGGAACACCCGAGGTCTGGTTGAAGGGGAGGTTTCCGAATTGGAACTTCGAGGACGATGAGTATGGGAACGAAGATCACTTCACATGGATGGCCAGGCTCTACGAGACGGCTCCGTTCTACACCGGAAAGCATTACTCCGTAGCCACCGAGATTCTGTCGATGGGGTTGGAGGCTCTCTACCGAGATCCAGTACTCTTTGCTCAAAGCGATCCGGAATTCTTCAAGTTTGTTGTGGCTATGGTGACAGGGAGGAAACCACCGTGATTCGATTTCTTCGCAAGGGAGAGGAGTGGTTTGACTGGCTCGACGATGGTGAGTTCGAGTGGTACGGGGTTCGGGTGAGGGCTTTTGAGGCGTTGCTGACAGACTGGGCTCGTACTTGGGGACCTGGAGCTGGGTGGCCCAGGTCGGCTGCTGCTGATACACTAGCCAGGAAGTTCGGTTTGGAGATCGAGTTGCACGGAGTGGATTCGAATCCACCGCCGGTACCGAAAGGAGCGACACCGTGAGTGATAGATTACTCCCTGCCAAACCGGATGACGTGATGCTGGTTCAGGAGGTCCATGCCAGGTGGAGGGAGGTCGAAGGACTACACCAGCGACTGCGGGGAGTTCCATTACTCATACCTGGAGCGTTGGCTCCGGCGACTCTGAGATTTCGATCTGTTTTTTCTCGATTCCTCCAGGGGGACTACCGGCAGACGGAGAGCGAGAAGAAGGCGGTTCGAGAGATCGCTCAGTGGTTGGTCAACACCAACGCCGAGCTGCGAGGTGTTACTCCAACAGTGATCCAGTGGGTGGACTGACTATGCAGATACGAAACGCTGAGGTGGGAATCGTTCGAATCGGTCCAAGAGATCGAGTACTCGTGAAAGTGCGAGAGCGATGTACTCCGGATGAGATCAGTCGCATCAAGCGGGCGGTGATCTCTTGGGCCGGTTGCGAACCGGATCAGGTTCTTGTTATACAAACAGGAGCGGTGGACGTACAAATCCTCAAAAACGATCTGCAAATCCCGGAGGTGAGAGATGGCTCGAGTGGTGGTAAATGAGGCCGTTCTGCGTGGAGTGGTGTTGCACGGAGACAAGGAGGCGAAGAATCTCCTCCGTAGCCTGATCGAGTTGGTGTTTGGGGATCGGGCGAAAGATCTGAGAGGGAAGCCACCAGTGGAGGGACCAGAGGGAGTCGATCTCCCTCCGGCCGTCGAGCTGGTTCATTGGCTGACCTGCGTCCGGGATTCCGACAAGGGTAACGAGTGGACCAAGAACCAGATCTCTTTCATTGGGGGGTTGTACTCTGCCTTGAAGGCGGAGGATCAGGGAGGCAAGTCGAAGTCCAAAGGTGGTGACAAGGAGCCCGGCAAGAAGGAGGGTACTGACAAATGATCATCGGATACGAACGGGTGATCGCCGACGCGACTGTCAAAACGGCCACCGCGTTCTCCATTCCGGATCGGGCCACCCGGGCCATCGTCCAGTGCGAGGACTTCAACGTTCGGTTCACAATGGACAATGCCACGGACCCGTCGGCGTCCGTTGGCTTTCTCATGCAGCAGGGTACGTGGTACGAGTTCCCGATTGAGGATTTCAAGCGGATTCGGTTCACAGTGAAGAATGGGGGAACGAACCAGGCTCCCATGAACATTCACTACGCCACCGGACGCGATGTGTAGGAGATCTTCTG